CACTCTTTACCAGAGCTACGCCGCCGCTGAGACCGAGGTGAGCGTGTACAACTTGGTCGGCACGACCACCAGCATCGTCATCAAGCCGTCATCCGGAGCTGTATCGGCAACCAACCCGTCGTACACACTTGCCACGGCCTACCTCGAAAGCCACACCCCAATCAACGCATCGCTCGGCGAACTTTCAACGATCGACCTGACGTTCACGGGTGGCACGTTGACAAAGGCCACGTCGTAACCATGTTCTTGCCAGCCCAACCGGGCGGCGCTGAAAACAAACCAAGCAAGCCCGCGCTGGCGGAGCCTTGCCCGACGAAAGGTAACTAATGCGCGTCAAACTCAAAATTGACCTCAAAGACGGGCGCGAGCCACGAACAATGGTCACAAATATGCTGGCCATTGTTGAATGGGAGAAAACCGAAAACCGCCGATCCGCAGACGGCAAAGGCATCGGTTTTGTTGATATGTGTTGCTGGGCATACATCCTTTGCAAGCTCGCTGGCGACAAAGTACCGGGCACCTGGCGTGAATGGGTTGCTGAACACCCCGACATGGAGATCACGCCCATTGAAGAAACCACCGACGAAACCCCTACCATCGCGGCACCTGGCGACGCTCCCTCGCTGAGGTCTTAGTTATGACGGGCTACTGGCCGCCGCAAGTGGAATTCGACACCCGCGATCTCACCACCGTGTTCTATGTGCTGGAGCTACAACAGCAACAGGCGAAGCGGGGCCGCTGATGGCAACCATTGAGGTCATCGGCGTCAAGCAAATGTTGCAAGACCTACGTCAGATCGACCCGGAAGCCCGCAAGCAATTTGCCAAAGACGCTAAGCAAATCGCCAGCCCGATCGTGCTTGAGGCACAAAGCCGCTATCCGGCACAAGCCTTGTCGGGTATGCGGTATCGCTGGACGCAAAATGGGCGTCAGCTGTTGCCTTGGGATCAACGCAAAGCTCGACGTGGCGTACAAGTCAAAGTAGACGCCGGACGCAAAAAGGATGGCGTTGTAACGATCATTCAGAAAGACCCGGCAGCGTCGATCTATGACATTGCGGGTCGTGGCAAATCAAACCGTCTAGGTGACGCCTTGACTGCATTTGCTGGCAACCCGTCGCGCGTCATGTGGCCGTCAGCCGAGGCGCACATTACCGATGTGCAGGAAGAAATGACCAAGGCGCTTGAACAGGTCGCCAACGAAATAAATCGTAGAATTGCCACGATATGAGCATTCGCATACCCATCATCAGCGAGTTTGACGATAAAGGTATTCAACGCGCACAAAAGGAATTCAACAGCCTTGAGACGACCTCGGAAAAGGTCGGCTACGGCATGGAAAAAGCATTCCTGCCCGCTGTCGCCGTGGTCGGCGCATTGGCTACCGGGCTTGGCACAGCTGCGATGGCCGCAGCCGAAGATGAAGCAGCTCAAGAAGCATTAGCCAATCAGTTACGGAATTCGACAGGCGCATCACAAGAACAGATCGCTGCCGTCGAGGAAGCCATCAGCGTCATGTCACGTCAGGCCGCTGTCGCCGACGACGAACTACGCCCGGCATTTGAAGCACTTGTGCGAGGCACAAAAGATATCAACGAAGCCCAAGATCTCATGGGTTTGGTACTTGATATCAGCCGAGCAAAACAACTCGACACCACCACGGTCGCCGATGCGCTCGCCAAAGCTTATGAAGGCAACTTCAAAGCAATCAAACAGCTGACACCTGAAATGTCGGCGCTGATCAGCGAAGGCGCAGATCTTGAGACGATCATCAACGTATTAGGCGGCACATTCGGCGGCGCAAACGACGCATTCACCCAAACCGCACAAGGCGGCATGGAAAAAATGAAGATTGCGTTTGCCGAAATGCAAGAAAGCATCGGTGCCGCAGTACTGCCATTACTTGAAGAAATTGTGCCAATGGTGACTGCCCTGGCTGATGCTGTCGAGCGAAACAGCGACAAAGTGATTATCGCAGCGGGCGTACTCGGCACACTTGCCGCAGCCGTCATCGCATACAAAACAGCCGTACAAATCGCTACCACGATCCAAACGATTTTCAACATCACCCTCGCTGCCAACCCGATCGGCTTGGTAGTGGCCGCGCTCGTCGTATTAGGCACCGGGCTAGTCATCGCATACAAGAAATTTGAAACATTTAGAGCTGTCGTCGACGTCGTGTTTGGGGCCGTCAAAAAAGGCGTACAGATCATGGTCGATTACGTCGTCAACTACGTCAGCGCCCTCGTAACCGTATTCAAAACCGTGTTCAACACGATTGCCGACCTGTGGAATGCAACCCTTGGCGGCCTTTCATTTGAGATCCCCGACTGGGTGCCAGGCATCGGCGGCAAAGGCTTCACCATCCCTGAAATGGGCAAGATCGGCGGGGGCGGCTCCACAGGCTCTATGGCGCCCGTAGGCGGCGACAAAAACCTTGGGGTGCCCATTCCCTCATCTGCGGGCGGATCGGTCGTTGTAGCGGCTCCTAGCGTGGCTGGCGGGGGCGGTGGCGGCGGGGGCGCATCCGTACGGCAAATCATGGAAGCCCCAAATATGTTGGGGGCAGGCATCGCCAGCAACCCGTTCACATCGAGCGCCCGCAACGCCATGCTTGAAAACATCACCGTCAACGTCAACGGCGGGTTGGCGACCAGCGCCGAGATCGGGCAGGCCGTCGTGGACAGCATCCGCGCCTACAACCGTTCAGCTGGCCCGGCGCGCATTGAGGTCAGCGGGTACGTCTGATGCCCGGCACAGCAATCGTTCAATCAGGCAACTACCTGCTCGAAATTGACGCAGGGTTCCAAATTGACGCATTCACGCTTGACGACAGCACCAAGGGCGTTTTAGACAACACGACGTATGTGCTGGACGGCACCACGCAGTTTGCTGACGTTACCGACGGCACCCTAAACATTTCGGTGCGTCGAGGTCGCAAGGATCAGGGCGACCAGTTCAGCGCAGGCACCATGACGTTCACGCTCAACGACACGCTCGCCGACGGCATCTTCAACCCGTTCGACACATCAAGCCCGTATTACGACGCCAACGCCAACGTGCCTGGCTTGGCACCTATGCGCCGTGTACGCCTTGGGCGCTACAACGCCAGCAACGTCCTTGAATATTTGTTCAAAGGCTACGTCGTCAACTACGACTACAACTTTGCGCTGGGCGGGCTGAACACCGTCAGCGTGTATTGCGCCGACGATTTCTATTTGCTGGCACAGACCTACATGGACGCCTACAACGTGTCGACTGAAACATCGGGCCAGCGCATAGAAAGCGTGTTGAACCTGCCTGAAGTTGATTATCCGACCGGGCCGACGGCCCGCAACATTTCCACAGGCACCGTAAATCTTGGGCACGACACCGCGTACACCGTTCCCGCCGGCACAAACGTGCTGGCCTACCTGAACCAAATCAACGGCACCGCCGAATTTGGCCGCCTATTCGTGTCGCGTGACGGTGTGCTGACATTCCAAAACCGCATCGGTGCAACGCTTAGCGGATCGGTCGCTGACTTCAAAGACAACGGCACAGGCGTCAAATACGACAACGTAGGCATTACCTTTGAAGCTGACAGCGTGGTGAACCGCGCCTATGTGCAAAACCTCGGCGGGTCTAACGCAACCGCAAGTGACACCGCCTCGATCGCCACCTATTTCATTCAAACGGAAAGCATTACCAACAGCCTGTTGGAGACCAGCGGATCACAGTTGTCGGCCGCCGCCACCTACCTGCTGAACGGCGAACCCGAAGCCAGGTACACCGACGTCGCCACCAAATTCGCCATGCTAACCACCGCCCAACGCGACACCGTCGCCACAATCGACATTGGTGACACGATCACCATTGAAAAGACATTCCCGACCGGCACAGGCACCACCAGCCTTGGTCAAGAACTATCAGTCGAAGGCATCGAGCATCTGATTGACTTCAACACCGGCCACCGCGTCAACCTGTACACAGCAGCCACCACAATCGTTTATCAACTCATATTGGACGACCCAACGTATGGCGTCCTCGATGCCCTGAATGCCCTAGGCTAAAGGAGACACTATGGCAACACGACAAGATTTCACCGCTGGACAAGTGCTCACCGCAGCACAAATGGACGCTGTAGCAACCGCGATGATCGCACTCAACGCCCAAACAGGAACCACATACACGACCGTATTAGGCGACGATGGCGACCTCGTAACACTCGACAATGCATCCCCAATCACAGTTACCATCCCGCCCAACTCATCCGTCGCGTACGGGATTGGAACACAAATCAATTTCATGCAACTTGGTGCCGGACAAGTAACAATTGCCGCTGGCGTTGGCGTTACTTTGCGATCGCAAGGAAGCAAACTCAAATTGTCAGGGCAATATGCAGTCGCTACTTGCGTCAAAATTGCGACCGACACATGGGCGGTCGTCGGCAACCTGAGCGCATAACCGTGCAAATTCTTCTCGCACCCCAACCGCAAAAAACTCTTGCGGTCGAATACCTAATCGTCGCAGGCGGCGGCGGAGGCGGTGCAGGCTTGGGCGGCGGAGCAGGCGCAGGCGGGTATTTGACCGGATCAGCAACAGCGGTCACCACGTCGTACACCGTTGTCGTCGGCGCTGGCGGAGCAGGTAGCAACGGATCATCTAGTCCGGCAAACGGATCAAACTCGTCTGTATTTTCTTTTACTTCGATTGGTGGAGGAAGCGCCGCGCAATTGAATGGATCTGCACCGAACGGCGGCAACGGTGGTTCGGGTGGCGGCGGTTCAAACTACAACAGCAACACACGCACAGCAGGAACTGGAACCGCAGGCCAAGGCAACAATGGTGCAGCTGCACCAAGCAATAGCGGTGGCGGTGGCGGTGGTGCAAGCGCAGCAGGATCAGGCAAAAACGGCGGCAACGGTTCAGCGTCCTCAATTTCGGGTGCATCAGTTACTTATGCGGGCGGTGGCGGCGGTGCATCAAACGGGACAGGGGGCACCGGCGGCGGTGGGGCCGGAGCAACTTTTACAGGCGGATCAGGAACAGCTAATCGAGGTGGCGGCGGCGGAGGCGGCTGGTATTCATCCGGCAGCACAGGTGGCTCAGGAGGCTCAGGCATCGTCATCATTCGCTACCTAACAAACGATGCCGTGGGCCTAACCGTTACAGGCGGTACAACTTCAACCAGCGGCTCATACACCATTCACACATTTACATCGACGGGATCGTTCACGTTTTCGGTGAACTGACGCACATGGCTCACTTTGCACAAATAGACGCCGACAACGTTGTTGTCCAAGTTATTGTCGTTTCAGACGATGACACACAAAACGATGACGGCATTGAGACAGAAACAATTGGGGCAGAGTTTTGCCACAATTTGCTTGGCGGTCAATGGGTACAAACGTCCTACTCGGGCCGCATTCGAAAACGGTTTGCTGGCATTGGTTACACCTATGACAAAACGCTTGATGCCTTCATTCCACCAAAGCCTTATCCGTCATGGATTTTGAATGATCAAACAGCAGATTGGCAAGCACCAATTGCGCATGAAGATCTTGACGGTTGGTGGATATGGGACGAAACAACGCAAACATGGTCACGCTGACATTCGGATCATTCCCACGATCAGCAAACCATTACACCCTTGAAGCGTTGCATCAAACATTTGACGCAACACAAATCAGGGCCGTCCAACATTCAATCAAAGCACTCGCTGAAGCAGAACAAGCCGTCACCACAATCAGGCACCCACTTGAATGCATACCAAGTTGGATCATGTTCACGGCAGACAAACGCGCCAACCGAACCGAACGAATTTTAGAATGGTACATCGCTTATTACACAATGATCGAAGAACACGACCCATTGATATTCAGCTTTGAAAACATCACGCAAAACGCAAACCAATGTATGCACATTGTCGCCGAACGGCACGGCCTGCCAACCATCAACGACAAACCCAACCTTGATTTGACGTCAAATTTTCATATGCCAACCCTAGACAAAACAGACTTTGAAACGTTGAAAATTGAAATCCAACAAGCAAACCTTTACCAGCAAGCGATTGACACATACCACAATGTCCTTGTCAAATGTGCAAAAGTAGATAAATGAAATGGATACTTCGATTGTGGTGGCTTGCATCGGTGGCGGTTTCTCTGTACTCGTTGCGCTCATACATCAATCAACCAAAGAAAACCGTAAAGATCACGGACGGGTACACGAAGCGCTGGGCCGAATAGAACAAAAAATCGATCACCACACGGAGAACCACCCATGAGCAAAGAAACCAAAGCAATGCTTGCTAGTTACGCTCGATCCGTCATCGCCGCCGTTGCAGCTGTCGCCGCCACAGGCAACACCGACCCGCAAGACCTTGCTAAAGCCGCCGCCGCCGCCCTACTGCCCGTCATCATGCGATGGGCCAACCCGAAAGACGTCGCATACGGTCGTGGCAATAGCCAAAGCTAAACCAGGCGTACCAGGCGCCACCGACTACATCGGCAACGCCGACGGCCCCGCCAAAGGCCCACGCCCAGGCATGGACGAATGGATCCGACAGGCCGTGAAATACGCCAACGGGTCGTTATGGAACAACGGCTCATATGGGCAACGTGACATGAAAGGCAAACCCGGCACCTTGTCAGTACACGCCACAGGCCGCGCCGTCGACCTCTCCTACCGCGACATGCCTGATAACCGCGGTAAACCAAACGGCCGACAACTCAGCAAAGTATTTATCGAAGCCTGTGTCGCCAACGCAAACGAACTCGGCGTACAAATGGTCATTGATTACTGGCCACAGCCATTCGGTCGTGCATGGCGATGCGACCGCATGGCCTGGCAGGTCTACCAAAAGCAAACCGTGTCAGGCGCACCCGGCGGCGATTGGTGGCACGTTGAGATCACACCCAAAATGGCAGACAACCCAAACCTTGTAAAAGCCGCATTTCTCAAGGTGTTTGAGGGTATTCCCGCATAGGCCCGTCAGATCCCCTAGGGTGGGATCACCGACGAAAGGAACCTAGCCATGACATTGAACCCATTAGCCGCATTAGCCACCCTGGTTACAGCAGTCCTAGGGCTAACAACGCTCCTAGAGGCTCCTAGACCCCTCTCAGGGCAACCTAGCGCCACGACCACACCCGCATCATGGGACGTGTACCCAACCACAACGGTCGAACAGACCACCGTCACCGAGACGAGCCTGCCGACCACAATCGCCACATGCGATGACGCCGTGAACCTGGCCCGCCAGGTCGGCTGGCCTGAAGATCAACTTGACACGCTCGCCGTCGTCATGCTCCGTGAAAGCCGATGCACCCCAACCGCGCACAACGTCAACGACCCGCACGGCGGCTCATACGGGCTGACACAAATCAACGGGTTTTGGTGCTTACCAAACGCATCGTGGCCGATTGGCTGGCTACAAGTGCAGGGCGTCGGCGTCACCGACTGCTCAGAGCTGTTTATTCCTGAAGCAAACCTGCGGGCCGCACTCGCCATCTACAACAATTCCGGGTGGGGGCCATGGGCTGCCACAGCACCGTGACACACCTGTGATAGAACATCCCTACATAGATCCCGACGACACACTCAGCAAGGAGACCCGACAAATGATGGCCGACAACTTTCAGCCGACCTCAGCATC